CAATCGATACATGCAGGATGTGTAAGATCTAATTCAATTAATAAACAACCATCAGGTGTACAGATATTGTTATAATTAACAATACCTTTTCCATATACTTGTGCAACTAATCTAAATGGTACAGTACCACCAGCAGCGACAATAACTTTACCATCATTATCATTAATTGCAATTGCAGAAACTACATTCAATGAAGCTAAGAAAGTCTCAGTATCCATTTCATTACCATCTGGACCAGTTAATCTACCAGCATTAGTAGAAGAGAATCCTGTGATACACATTTTAACACTTCTAAAAGAACTGTCAGCCGCCAAAGGTTGTAAAGCCAATGCCGTAGGAACGTTATCACCAGCAGCGTTAATTACTACACCGTAGTAACCACTCGTAGTTGAAATTGTCATCTTACCTTTAGACGCATCATACAAACCATCATTATAGAATAAATCATAAAGTGATTTAGTCATGAAAGCTGTAGGTGAGTCAGTACAAGCAGAAATAACACATTCAGGTAAAGCACCGTTTCCAGCACCATTTGATCCGTTTAAAGCAACTTGTGTAGTTGATGTCTTCGGTACGAAGAAGAATAATTTTCCAATTGGCATGTTCATCGCTTGTACCGATACGATATCATTGGCCAATAATTTAGAGAATACACGTCTTACGATTGGAAAGACGACAGTCTCAAATGATCCAGATGACCCTGCACCTGTTGATTCGTTTAAAAGAGCTGATGCTTGGTTTTCATATAACTGAGCAATGTTCTCTCTTACGTGTCCTTTTAAACCTTCTAAGAAACCGATTTGGTCCCACTTAGAAATAGTTTTAGTTCTTATTTGTTTCAGGTGTTCAAGTCCTATATTTCCGACTTCTCCTGAGTTTAATAAATGTCCCATTTTATTTTTGAGTTTTAATTTTTTATTATTATTATTATGATATTCTTTTCATTAAATCTTTGATTGCCATAATTTGTGGATCTACATAAGCAGTAGACTCATTTAAATCAGACTTCGAAGATTTAACTGTTTTGTTAACTTTATTTTCAACAGACTCGCTAATTGGTGACTTTCTTTCTAATTCAGACTTAATTACTTTATAAGTAGATTTAGATTCATTCACTGATTCAGTACCATCAAACCTCTTAAGAATTTCCATTTTTTCTTTTTTGGTTGTAGAGTGTTCAGTGAATAACCTATTTACATAAGCTAAATTAGTGTTGAATAACGCAACTTCATTGAGTTTGTCTTTAAATATGATAAGAGCTTTTTTGTATTCGTTGTTTTTACTTTTTAACTCTTCATATTCTTTTTTCATTTTTGATTCCGCAACAGTATTAGTTTTTGGTTTACGACTAAGTGGTTTACGTGGAATTCTAGATTCTGAAGTTTGTCTATTTCTATGTCCACCTTTTCTTTGGTAACCTTTAGTTCTAGCCAATGTATGATCTTCTTCCAAAGATTCTTCATCATCTGACATATTAAAAGGACTTTCATAATCTTTGTAATGTCCAGCGACATCACCTATTTTACTACCATCTCTTCTTTCATCACCTCTTCGTTGACCATGTTCTCTTTTAAATTCATGAGATTTACTACCCCACATTTCTTCAAGATTTTCATCGTCATCCATTTCGATTTCGTACATCACTTCTTCGTCAATGTCACCACCACAATCTTCATCAAGGTCATTACAACCTTCAGTCATACCATCGTCATCCATTTCTTCCAAAGCTTCCCTAATCAAATACTCTGCACCCGTTTCATTATCTGTCAAATGAATTCCATCTGAATCTTTAACTACTTCAACTTCATCGTCTGGACCCAATTTCTTAAATACTGTAACAACTTCATCATCTGAAGCCATTGTCATATCTAATACATCGTCACCAATACCTAATTCCATTTCCATAGGTTCAAGATCTAATTCGAGTTCGTCATCACCTTCACCATCTAAATCTAAATCTAAATCTAGATCAGTGTCAAGGTCTAATTCAATGTCATCAACTTCTTCACCATCATCTGGTAATTCCATAACTTCCATACCTAACTCTACATCATCTTCATTGTCAAGATTTAACTCAACGTCTTCCATTTCATCTGCGGATCCTTTTTCATCTGTATCGATAACTTCTTCAGTTTCTTCATCTTCCAATTGTTCTTTTAAAGACGACTCTACGATACTCTCAATTTCTCTCGACATGTGTGCCGAAAGCATTTCTTTCGTGTTGGCTTTTAAGGCATCCTCTAAAGTCTTTGCATCTAGTAAAGCCTCTTCGATGATTGATTTTTTTTTCTCAGCCATTTTAATTAATTTTTTATAATTTATTATTATTGTTATTAAGCGCGCATTACACGCGGTTTCTAATAAATATGCAATAAAACATAAAACACTTACTTTTGATTGTTTTTTTTTAATCTAATAGGAAATTATTTAAAGAATCATTTAATAATAAATCATCTTTCTTTTTATTAGACTCTGACATTTGTTGTTCTCTAGATGGTTCTTCATTGTAAATCCATGAACCGGGAGTAGACGGTGATGTTACAATATCCCAACAGATTAATTCATAATCATCTTGTACAATATTCTTACCGTTCTCTTTTTCTAAAGAACCAACACCCCTAGATGATACACCAATCTTAAGACCTTGTCTAATATAATTGGCAACTCTATCACCTTCACAAGAAATGATACCTTGATTAACAAACCCTGGTGACATAATGATTTCTAACTTACCCATTAATACGTTACCTTCCCACCATAGGTCAACAACATTATGAGATATTCTACTTACAGACACTATAGAACTTTCTGGATGATCAGCTTCACCCATCGCTCGTTTCTCTTTAATAAGTTTAAGATAATTTTCAGCTTCTTTTCTAAGAATAGATTCAGGGTAAACTCTTTCGTTTTTATTTTCTACACCATATTTTTGCATCACTGCGTAGACAATTAAGGGATCACTCACAATTTGTTGTCCCTGTGATAGTTTGTTAACTTCATTAACAAAGTTTCTATTGTCCTTTGGTGAGATATATCCTGAATCATATTCGATTAGGATACCCTTTTTATTTATTTCGTTTTTTCTAATTATTTCCATAATGATGATATACTTTAATTATAAATATATCATTACAATAAAAACTCTATTTTTTAGTTTTATAAAAAGTAAAATAATTATTATTATCTAAACAATTATCCACCACATCGTGAATTAACTTTTTTGATTCCTCCAATAAGAATGGTTGGTTTATCGGTAAATACTTCTTTTGGTATAGTGTGATTTCACAAGACATAAAGCTTCTTTTTGTTTGTATAAACCCAGAAGACCTCATATCTAAATCAACTATATATTTAGTTTTATAAAAAATGTCTTCATTTAAATTATCATTAAGGTTTTGTTTGATTTTTTTCCTTAGACACCTTAATACTGATTCGTAGTTGGTATCTTCATCTATGTTGGTTATCTCACCCCAAGCACTAAGGTTAATGTATAGACTTTTAGATTCTTTATTATTAACAGTTCCTATTTTAGTTTTATAATTGTTTAATATATTTAGTTTGATTTCTTTTCCAACCTTCATTCATGTCTATTTATTTTTATATTATTACTGAAGTATAAATATAGTGAATATAAACCCAAAAGTCAATGCATAAAAAAACCCACATAAGTGAGTTTTTTCATATGATTAATTTTTAATTGATTCTTTAAGTTCGTATATAGTAGTTATTTTGTTAACAGAATCCTCTTTATTGTATTCCATATTTAGAAGTTTATCTTTAACCCTCAGTAACTTATCTTTTAACCCTAAATCTGAAGATTCATTTAATTTTTTATCAATAGTTTCAATACACTCTCTTTTTAATTTCTTATAGATGGTTTCTTTATCATCATCAGTTCCATTTAAAACTGTTCTAATGATTTCTTTTTCTGACTCATCGATATTTGAGTATCTACTATTGAATTTATTAACAGCTAATTTAGTTAAAATACTAGGTGGTAATTCTAAACTCTCTTTCACTACCTCTACCTCTTCTTCTTTTTCTTTTTCTAACATTAACCTAGTAATGTTATTCGTTGACTCATTAATTTTATCAATGTTAGATAGTGTTTTCTTTGTGTTAGATAAAAATGAAATGTCACTATAAAAAGAATCGTTTTCTTTTATAATTTTATTACCCTTTAATAGTTTTAAAAAATAGGTATTACCCTCTTTTAACTGAGATTCGTTTAAATCTTTTAATAAAGAAATATTTTCTTTAATATAATCTTTAGCATCAGACGGATCATCAAACTTCTTAGTTTGTAAATTTTTATAAATTAAGTACTGATCACCTAAAGTTTTATTCTCTTTTAATGTCTTTATAAATTTAGAAAATAACTTTTTACCCTCCTCATCTTTTCTTAAAACAGATTCAATAACAATATTTTTAAATGTGTCTTTTATATTACCAAAATTTTCCATACTTTTTTATATATAAATATTAAGTTTTATTAAAAAAATTAAACCTTTATAATTTTTTCAATTTCTTTTGTCATTTCTTCTATGTTATGATTTAACTTATCGCTGTTTTTTTCTACAGAATCTAAATCATAAATGTGTTCATCTTTTTCTAAACTTTCTGTAAGTCTTTTTAAGTAAATACCTTGATATCTTTTGGTTTTCTCCTCGAACTGTCTTCTATTTTGTTCTAATATAAGGTTATCTTTCTTTTCTGTAGACTCCACTGCAGATGCTGTTTCAGCAGCGGTAGCTTCACCACCAGCCAATGAATCAGCAGCACTCTCTATGTCAGCACCAAATCCACCAGTATCAGCAGAATCAGCAGAATCACCTTCTACCCCACCTTCATCTGTTATACCACCAGAAACCAATGTATCGAAATCACCATACAATTTATCAACTCTATCAAACAACCCTGTTTTCTTAATTATATTAGAAGTTTGTTCCATTTCAGCTGCTGCAGCCTTTTCAAGTCTTTGTTGTTCTAAATCACTTCTTATGTCTTCATCTGACATTCCTAAGATTTCTTTTCTTGCTCTAGTCATAGACATAGAACCAAACCCATTACCCGCATCAGAAACTGCATCTTTATATAGTGTAACTTTTAACTGTGTTTGTTCAATCTTTAACATCTCAGCTTGTGTAGATGGGTTATTTAAAGTTAATGTGAAATTTTCTAACTCATCTTCTAACCCTAAAATATAAAGATGTATAATTGCTATTTTATTTAACTCTTGCAACATAGATTGTTGTATCCTATTAATAGTTCTAGCAAAACGAATATCCTGTAATGCTAAATTTTTACCATCACCAGTAGTCTCCTCAAACCCTAAAAATGGTTTAGGTACTCTTAATGCGGTGAACAATTTCTTTTGTAGGTATTGAATATCTGCAATCTCTGAAAGGTTAGTCGCCCCTGGTAACGTATCTATAGGACTTGGTGCGTTTGGATCTCTAACAGGGATAAAATAATCTTGATCCTGAGCCATCTGGTTGTACCTAGTATCTATTTGTCCCGTATCTTGATCAATAACAGGACTCTTTTTAAAATTGTTCGCTATCTTTTGTACATAAGATGGTACATCTGCTTCATCAATATTACCAACGAATATTTTAAATATCCTTCTTTCAGGGGCTCTAGTTACCCTATATATTAACATCGCATCTTCAGATAGTAATAATTGTTTCCAAATACGTCTAGCTTTTTCTAACATAGATGTACCATAAGGTAATCTTCTATCATCACCTAATAACCTAAAATGTGCAATTTGCCACGAATTAAATTCTATATCTCTTTGTCCCCATACAAACTTAACGGGGCTAATTTTGTCTTCTTCTGCGTTTACAGAGTTCACACCAAACCCATCACTATCTTTTCTACTGATTTCTATATTAGGTAATTGTTTAACGCCTGTAATACCCTCATCAACATCAATATTTAAAAATAAGAAATTATCACCATATTTACAAGTGTTTCTTGTCCACATAGGTAATGAAGTGTGGATGTCTAATCTATTGAAAAATAAATCTTCTAATATCCTTCTCACTCTTTTACTTTCAGAAAATATGTTTATGACTTTATTATTAGGATTTAAAGTTGTGGTTTCCTCCATCATGATATCTAAAGCTGCTGCGATTTCAGGGAAAAATTCCATACCCTCAAAATCCGCATAAGAAGCTAATCTTGTTGTTTCATAATATATTGAATGTTGGTAAATTTCATTATCAACTTTCTGCCACATCCCAGATAAGTATTTATCTTGTTGTAGTTTTAACTTTTCATAGTCATACTCTTCTTTGGATTTAGTTTTTAGTAACTCTTTATCCCCCAAAGAATACTTAGACTTATTTTGGGGTTTATTTACCTCTGGTCCAAATAAGGAATTTAACTGCTGGAATATTGTTTTTCTTGCCATTTTATAAATATAATGTTTATTTTATAATAATAAATATCAAAAAATATTAAATGTTTATTTTATACCGAATAACCAGTTATATTGTCCATTATCATTACCACTATTATTAGGGTGTACGGGTTCATAAGTGGGGGTATTACTATAAAATGGGTTAACATAGTTTTTATTAATTTTACTCACCTCATCAGGGGAGGATGTACTAACCCAACCATCTAACATCGCCTTTGTTTGTTTTTCTATTGTTGCTAATTTTTTAAATGTTGTTTGTACAACAAATAACGGCATTGCTAAAGCCATAATTATATCATCATGGAATGTAGGCATATGATCTGGTCTACCATTTCTATAAACAAAGGTTTTTAATTCAGAAATTAATCTAACTGACCTTATTATAGTTTTATTTTCTCTAATATGTTCTTCTAAATCACTAATCATTTGTAATCTACTACTACCAACGTTAAACCCTGGTACCTTATCCACTTGTTTATACACACTTTTTGCGTACTTATCACTTAATTTTCTATTCTTAGGGTCATCTTGATGAAGATATTTATAACCCATTTCTATTAACTTCATAACAGTAGATACACCCATACCACCAGTAATATCTACCACAGTATAAGCTTGATATAAATTACCGTATTTAAACACAATTTCTGCTAATAAATCTGGTGGTAGTTTATAAACGAATTCAGCCACCTGTTCCAACCCATCAAAGTCTAATATCACTATAGTGGAACTATCTTCACCATCACCCCTAGAAACGTCAACACCCATAATATATTTATGACCCTCCTCCGGTTCTTTCCATATCCACATAGATTTCTCCATTTCAGCCTTATATTTGGGTTCCATAACATTGTTGTTGACTTGATAGTCTATATGTTCAGCATCAATTACGTTACCACCTGAAGAAACAAATGAAACGTCCAATTCTTGTGCAATTTGTTTCTTGTTACCGTTCATATCTCGACACATTTCCTCATACCAATGAGAAGAAGCTTTCCAACCATCATCAACCATCACATTATAATCTTCAATGTGGGTACTATCTGTTTCATATGTTTTACCACTATATTCCCACCTTAACTTTTCTCTACCAATAGTCTCACACACAATTACTTCTTCTTCACCTCTTAACCACCTTAAATTCCTATTATATCTAATATCCTCATGCCACCTCATCTCAATAATATTAAAATTATTGTCACCTTTTTTAGCGCCATCATATGTTTTATAATATAACGCATCTTGACCGTTAGGTGTGGATATCAATGTAACCTTACCACCTGTACCCAAAGAAGTTAAAGCTGCACCAAATACCTCTGCACCGTTATCTATAAACGCCGCCTCATCCATCACTAAGAATGTAGGTGTATATCCCCTTAGTGCATCTTTCGATGTCGCTAAGGCTTTGACTTCACATTTAGTGGTTTTAGTTTTTATATGTCCCTTAGCTTCAATATCTAAATAAGAAGTACCCTCCTCAATTCCCCATACCCATTCAGGTATTTGATCAGTAAAATCTTTAATTTTTTTAAGGAATTCTTGAGCTAATGTTTGTTTATTAGCTAATACCAGAACTTTCCATGGGTTATTAGGGTCACAAAAAGCAATCTTTATCGCTATATAGGCTGCAGTTGTAGTGGATACACCAGCCTGTCTTGGTTTAGTTACTATATTACGATTATTTTCTTCGTAGGATTTAATTATTAGTTTTTGTTTATGAAATAAATTAAACGGTACAAACCCTTTCTGAGTTAAATCATAGGTTTTCAAAAATGTTTCAATAGCGTAGATTGGATCACCTAAACACTTTGCAAATATCTGTATTTTCTCATTTCTACCCATAATAATTCATTTAAAACGCTACTAGGTTACCATTCTCCCATTCTTCGTAATTATCACCCAACTTATAGGTTACATTATTACCACCACCAACTTTCTCTATTATACCAGCCCTATTGACAGCGCTCCAAAAAGCAGAATGTTGTGCAGCACCATATTGTGAACCAATATAATTTAAAAACCCTCTCTTAGTTTTCTTAGGTGATACAGTAATATCTTTTATGTAATTTACTAACTGTCGAACCATAGAATCATCTTTTTTAGTGAAAGTAAATCCTTTATATTTCGCAAATAGTGTCATACCATGATTCTTAGCTATTGTATCAGCAATTGGTAGTATTGAACTGCGTTTATCAGAAGGCATTAAATCCCCCATTATTGATAATTTTTTAATAGTATCTTTTTTACTATTATTTTTAATAATATAGGTAATAGCGTCGCCAACTAAACTTTGGGAAATGTCATCCACTTTTTTATATTCAATAGACTTTTCTGAATAATCACCACGAAAATCAAAATAGTTAAGTAATTTTTGTATACTAAAAAATACTGTTTCGGTATTTGAGTTAGTTATTATTTTATCTACCTCATTTCTCATTATATAATCAAACAATGGTAAATAGTTTAAATTCTCAATCATCCTAATAGTTTGTCGGTATTCATCTTTTAATGTTTTTATCTTATCAAAAACTAAATTATATAAGTTTTCATCCCTTTTAACATCTTCAGCGTCTAGATGATATATTTCTAAAAAATTTCGAAAGAATTGTATAATATTTTCATTACCCCCTTCACCTATAAAAGCATCAACCAATTCATTATTACCGTTATTACCACGCCAAACACCTTCTTTAATTAAATTCCGATATTGTGAACCTGTTAACCTTATTTTCATATTATAA